TTTGACTTATTTGGTAGATATTATACATTAGGCTCCTTATTATACATTAGGTTCCTTATTATACATTAGGTTCCTTATTATACATTAGGTTCCTTATTATACATTAGGCTCCTTCGTGAATGTGCTTCCCTAGGCTCCTTCATGGTAGATATTATACATTCGGCTCCTTCATGAATGTGCTTCATTAGGCTCCTTCGTGAATGTGCTTACTTCATACATGTGCTTCCTTTCAGTGGCGCATTGTTTGGTTAATTTGTAATCTCTGTCTTGGTCGTCTAAACTGTATGCAGAATTACAAATGGTAAAGATATAAGGCTTTCAAGCCCTGGGGGTAAAACCCGGGGCTTTGGCCTATATAAATTTACGCCTGTTTATTTCAATCTTAAGGTTCAAAGTCTACTCTCAATTAATTTTACTTCAAGCTAAATTAACTTTCTTTCTTTTAATGTTGACGGGACAAAATTATCCTGTTATATTGTGTAAGTAGTAGTTAGTTTATCTATAAAAACCGTATCCAGAAGGGCCACTCATGATAGTCGTACGAACATTATATATAAGGGTAAATGTAGATAATTTTGTTGATAACATAATCAATAAAAGACTTAAAGAATTAGAGAGGTTAGATCTTTTCAAGCTTATTGATATCAAATTTTGTGAAACGTACACCGATTGTGTAGATGCTTCTATTCTAATTATCTATCAATACAATGATAAGGATTAATATGATGAAAGAATTAACACTTGCCCTTAGTAAAGCTAAGGCTGAATACCCACAAATAGACTGCAATAGGCAGGCTAACTATGGCTCTTATGCTGACCTAGAGAATATAATGGACGCCATACAGCCAATACTTACAAAATATGGGCTTGATATAAGCCATGAGCCTGATTTCTGCAAAGAAACTAAAATAAAGTGGCTTAAGTCAACAGTAGCACATGTTAATGGTGGAGAAAGGGTCTGTAAGATAATGCTAGAGACTCAAGACAATAAAGCAGCTTCTTTTGGTAGTGCTCTTAGCTATGCAAAAAGACAAGCTACTAACGCTCTTTTGGGCGTTAACCCAAGCAAAGAACCTACTGACAACGATGGAGCTGAAGAGCTCATTACCCTTGACCAAGCAAAGTACATCGAACAGCAACTGACTGGATACGCTGATATCCGCACAAGGCTCCTTAATGCTTATAATATCCAAAAGATAGAACATTTAGATAAGTCCATGTATAAAGAAGTGGTTGATAAAATAGATGTCGTAAAGAAAGCTCCAAAATGAGCTGGGAAAAATGTTTTGATTCTATGCCTGGAAGATTTTCACCAGTAGCACTTAAAGGAACTAAGCGATTTCTATTAAAAGATGAATTACAATGTCCTGATGGTGAGTGCGAACTTGCCATTCATTTTATACTCATAGATGCGATAGGTTATTGGGAGGCGTGGGATAGAGAACTGTTCCACGATAAAGTTAGAATATTAGTTCGTCGTTTAGAATGTGATAATTCTTTTCACAAAACACAGGAGGCTCTATTTACTAAAACAAAACGGTTCTCCTTAGATGATTTAAGTATATTATCTGATGATTTCCATGGTAGAAAAGAAACCACTTTTGGGTTGGGGGAATTAGACTACTGGATGGATCTTGGAAATATTGAAGATCTTTTAAAAGAACCAACAGAGGGAAAGTAATGAAAAATAAAACAACAAAAGAGCTGTTAATTGATCTCATCGAACTTAATGAGATCTCTGGAAAAATAGAAAAACTATATTCTGGCGAAGATATAATGCGCTTAGTTTTGATACTAATCCAGGAAACAGAACAAGTGTTAAACACTAGAGCAAGAAAGCTTCTTAAAGAATATACAGAAGTAGATGTACCAGTAGAAGATGAATGTACCTGTAAAGTAGATGTACCAGTAGAAGATGAATGTACCTGTAGTAGATGTACCACTAGAAGATACATGTCAGCTCTAAATGAAAAATAAAACAACAAAAGAGCTGTTAATCAAGCTCATCGAACTTCAAGGTATTACTCAAGAGATTGAGAAGTATTGCCAATGCGAAGAGATTGAGAAGCATTGCCAATGCGAGGATATAATGAGTCTTGTTCTGGAAATGATCCGAGCAATAGAAGAAAAATTAAAAAACTAGAGATGTACTGCATCTCGGCATAAGAGCCATAGAAGGTACGGTAAATCAGGTGATATTCAGGTTCCCGGAAAAGTGTTACAAGATTCCCGGAAAAGTGTCGCAAGATTCCCGGAAAAATTCCGGAAAAGTGTTACAAGATTCCGGAAAAATTCCGGAAAAGTGTTACAAGATTCCGGGGAAAGTGTTACAAGATTCCGGGCAAACTGTTACAAGATTCCGGGCAAACTGTTACAAGATTTAGGGCAAACTGTTATATCATGCTTTCCGTTGGATCCTATCCAGTAGTTATTTCTTCTGGTGGGACTAATGCCGTAAAATAATCTCTTAAAAAGGAGAAAAGGATGGAGACTAAGGACCTCCTGGAGTTGCTTGATGAGTATAATGATCACATAGCACGTGAAGTAAGTATTAGACTCACAGAACAAAAAGCTCCAGACGCTTATCAGAGTGAAGATACTAATGAAATAGACGCTGCCTTTGCTGTTGCTCAAGGCGAGTTTCCAGTCATAAAACCAACCAAGACTAACAAGTGGGAACAGTCTGAGTTCGCAGAGTTCCATACCATCATGACTGCCATACGTCCCGCACTATCTAAAAATAGCCTTGGGCTATCACAATTCACCAGGATAGATAGCAGTGAAGGGGGAAGGGTTCTACATACGCGCCTTAGGCATTCTAGTGGCCAATGGTTTGAAACAAGAGAAAAGATAATTCCAGAAAAGAATGACGATGCGACATATGCCAGTACGCTCATGTACAAAAAACGCCATCAGGCTATGGCCTTGTTGGGTATCACTATTTCTGATGATAGCTGCGATGATGATGCTCAAATTAGCACGCTGGAATCCAGAAAGCAGTTTGTTGCTGGAACGGCCCTTAATGCCAAGTACGATCCCAGAGAAGAATCAGCTCAGACCATTAATGACCATGAGTTTGAAGAGCTTAAATACGAACTAGGACAATACCCGGACATCGGTGAAGATCTCATGAAGACACTTAAGATACAAAGCCTGCATGACATCCCACGATCCAAGTACAGAATAGCTATCGAAAAGGTTAGAAACATAACCCTAGCTCGGAATGGACTGAAGAAACCAACTTTATAAAAGAAGGGGAGAAATATGGAGAAAGTCATTCGTTATACCATTCCTTCACGCTATGACGTTGCTCCATATGGAGCGATAGTTACCGTTATGGGAGATCATGAGGAAACAATGTTCATTCAATTGGGACAAGAAGAACATAGCCACTGGATAAGGTTGGGGGATTTTCTAGAGAAGGCTTTTAAGAGCGAAATAAATGATACAGAGTTTATAAAGGGTTGCTTATCTCTTTATGAAATAAAATAATTCTCCATTGGTGGCCCTTTGGAGAATATCCCCTGCAGGAGGAAATCTCTTGCAGGGGAAAAAAGGAAAGAAACGAACGAGAACAGAAACTATTTAATCGACTCCCTTTCTGACCTTGACTGATAATTTGGTTGAGCAAATACAAGAGAGGCATATTCATCTTGATCAGTTGGAACCATCTTTACACCATTAACAACAAGTATTGGATCCCATTTATCTTTTAGCTTTCTAAAACATTCTTCGTACTTATGGATGATTATCCATTGGATGCGTCTTTTCATGTCTTCATCAAAGATGTGATCATGAATTTCACTCTTCAAAACTTGTTTCTTAACATCGCTCAACTCAAGGATGAGCTCATTATCTATCATTACTTTCATAATTCTCCCTTAAGAAGTTACGTAAAATCCAGAAATAAATGTCTGTGACATACCAAGGCCAACATATTTACCAGCGAATTGAGATACAACGCCAACTTGGAATGTTGCGGTGTCACCAACAGTCATATCTGCAAACACTGAATATTGAACAGATTGCGAAAACTCAGTTGCAGTGAACTGTGTGTTAATCAATGAATACAAACGTTGCGTTGTTACAATATTTAATGGATCTACAGGGTTGGGTGCTGGAGGAGGCGGTATTGGTGGAGCCCAGTTCAAATTAGTCGCAAGTATCTGCATTTCAAGATAATACTTACCCGTCACAGGCGCTGTAAATGTTGTTCCAACAAAGTTAACCCCCTTGTCAAATATCTTTGTAAGAGGATGGGGAGCAGTACCTAATGTAAATAATGTTCCATCCCCCGTTAGAGTATATGGTGTATCAGCTTGTAATACATATAAGAACGCTACGTTAGACCCAACATCAATACCTATGCTGTTGGGTCCATTAGAAATAACTACAGTACCATTGGGAGTAGTTATATTACGCCACAATGGAACAGCACCAGTAGCAGCTATAAGTACTTGGCCATTAGTTGGAGCACCGGCACCTGGAACTGTACCCAGCTTACCAAGCGCATCAATATAAACAGGAGTACATGGGTTACCAGTCGTAATTCCATTAATACCAGCCACAAAACATTTATTCTGAGCCGTATGCCCAGGAACGCTAGTAACTTGACCAAGGCGAATCATATTTTGATCGCCAACAGTTCCATCTGTTCCAATTATTATAGAATTACTATTTCCGGTTACAAGGGCACCTCCGGCTCCGGTCCCGATAGCTATATTATTGGATCCTGTTGTAACACCATCAAGGGCTTGATAGCCAATGGCTACGTTATTTAAGCCGGTGGTTATATTTACACCAGATGCTAGGCCTATGCATACATTATTTTCTCCAGTTGTAATTGAATATCCAGCTGTGGTTCCTAATGCTGTATTGGCTCTACCGGTAGTAAGCTTTAAGAGTGATTCATTGCCTATCCCAGTGTTATTTGTTGCACTCGCAACAGTCAATGTATAATTACCAGCATTACGTCCAACAAATGTGTTAGTCCAATCTTTATAACAGTGCATAAATCTGTCGCCACCGATCTGGAATGTTCCATCAGCAAGCGAATTCGTAAATCCATTAACTCCAGCAGTAAGGGAAGTCTTTGTGGCTACCGTAACAACATTAGTTGCTCCAGAGGTGACCATGTTAAGACCACCAATGATGCTTAGGGTTCCAGCGGCCTGTATGGCATTAGCGCCATCTGTTGTAAAGGTTGATGCACCACCACCAGCTCCAACTACCTCAAGGTTGATTGAAGTCGGCGTTGGTTGTGTGATATTTACTGAAGCTCCGGTGCTTGTTAATAATCCCCATGTAGCAGCATGTGTGTCTGATCTTCCAAGGATCATATATGCTTGATTAGCAGCTGGAATAGCACTATTTTCAAGTTTTACTGTAAGCGTATGGTTAATAGCCGATGTTGTTACCGGAGGAAATCCTATGATGGTTACTGAATCATCTGCTGGATCAAGAGTCGCATCCCCAGCAGCAGAGTGTATCTTGGTTATTCCACCAGCGCCGCCACCACCAGTGTTGTTGATAAGTATGGAACCTGGGGTATTAACTATGCCTATGCCTATCCCAGCTGTGAGTGTTGTGAGAATAAACTCACCAGTAGTAGAGTCACCTATGAAGATTTCGCCATCAACAGTTGATGGTCGTGTGTACACTAAATCGTTGCTATCTACGAACACTGGTTGATGGGTAATCCCAGGACCAATGACTTGAGCTGAGTTAAAAATACCACCAATATACGCCGTACTTACTTGTCCAACACCAACACCCGTTGATGAAAGACGCATGGTATTAGATTCACCAACTACTCCAGCATTACTGAAAAGAATATTTGATGACTCAGCGCCAACGTAGGCTGTTCCTGCTTGATACCCAACAGCTATGTTATTACTACCAGTAAGTAAGTTAGCAAGTGCTTCAGAACCAAAAGCCATATTAAAAGAGCCATCAGTCAATAGATTAAGCGATACGTCCCCGAATGCACTGTTGCCTGCACCAATGTTTAGAGCAGCAAGAGATGTAAAACCTAAGCAGTTATTGTCTGTTGCATTAATCGGATCAAGTGCAAGGTTACCTGCTTGCTCACCAATAAAAGTATTGTGTTGACCAAGATTATGCAGATATGGGAATCCACCTAATTGCAAAAATCCTATAGTACCGGCAGCATTAGAGTCTGGAATATTTACATTGCCTGCAAGAACGTTGACGTTGCCCGCTGTTGATATTAAATCAGTTCCAGCAGTGATTGTATTGGTAACAATTATATCGGTTGGGAACCCAAATGTGACTGTCTGTGCAGCATCACCAATAACTGTGATTTGATTAGCCGTCCCATAAGTATTTATAGTCGCACCAACCGAAGTAGCATTAGTACCATTACAGTCAAACGTTAGATTACCACCACCACCACCACCAGCAGATGATATCGTTATCGTATTAGGACCATTTACGATACCAACATTAGCACCAGCAATAAGATTAGCCCATATAGGAACACCAGGCGCAGCAGCGCCAATGATAACTTGACCATCTGTACCAGCAACAGAACTAAGAACACCAGCACCATCAGAAAATAACACTCCTGCATTATTTGGAGCTCCACCACCTATATTAGGTATCGTTAGGTTGCCATCAATTCGTATGTTCCCAGTAAGCACAAGATTAGTGGCAAGGTCTATGGATATTGTTTTTGTTATATCGTTTGCTGTGGTTATAACATTAGCGCTGCCGCCTATGACATTAAGATTAACGTTCGTGTTTGCAAACGTAACAGATCCTCCAACGTCAGCTGTAAACACATCAGTAGATCCAAGTGCTGGATATAATTGTATCCATGTTGCAATGCCCGTTGCATTAGGCCCAGCTACACGTACAAGCTGATAGAGCTCTTGAGCAAGGGTTGGAGATGTATTTAGATTACAATAAAGCCAAAACGTTCCTATGGGAAAGTTTATGTCGCTTACTACAGGAGCCCTATCTCTCTTTATTATCATCTGTGGAGGCGTACTTGCTTGTACGCCTTGATAGGATAATGGAGCTGTACCCGTTATAAATTGTGCCATTACATACCCTTCGCTTCTAACGCAGCAATGCGCTGATTGAGTTTTTTAATTTCATTAAGAAGGAGCGCAGGCAAGATGTGGTATTTAACCGACTCTGGTTCATGATCTTTATTGTATGCAACAAGTTCTGGAAAAACATGTTCTACTTCTTCAGCAATAAGTCCAAATTGTACATCTTTACTTGTTTTGTAGTTAAACATTACTGGTCTAAGATTTAAAACATCTGAACTAGCCGATCCCATATCGACAACGTTATCTTTAACTTTGATGGATGATGAAACTGTCCCAAGCTGACCAGTTGAACTAATAAGTACAGCTATAGCATCAGCTGCATCTGTTGTTGTACCTCTAATACCAGAAATAAATGACTTTGCTATTTGGCCGTTTCCAGTACCAGTACCATTACCAAGACGCATAACATTATCTTCACCAGCAACGCCAGCAATAGCGTGGCCAAGATAAATATTATCAGTACTTGCAGTAGTCCATGCACTACCAGTCGTATATCCAATAGCTATATTTCTTTGAATACCTGTAGTTCCACCATCTCCAGCACCATATCCAAGGAATGTGTTATTGGAACACGTTGTAGTAAGGGAATTCCCGGCAAAATGACCAATCATTACATTGGAGCCTGTTGTAGATACTGCAGCTCCAGCACCACTACCAATAAACGTATTAAACTGTCCAGTACTTACTGCAGTTCCGGCCTCAAACCCTATCCCGATATTAGAATCTCCAGATGTCATACTATTTAAAGCATTGTTTCCAAAGCCAATATTTTTTATTCCAGTGTTTGTAAAGTTTCCAGCGTCACCAATAAAGGTAGAATTTCCACCACTATACGTATGCAATACAGGAGTGCCATTAATAGTGATTTGTCCAACTGTAGGCGATGTTGTTGGTAGCGCTAGATTACCAGATGTTACTGTAACATTCCCTGCGGTGACTGTTAGTCCACCAGCCGTAATTGTAAGTGCTACGCCGCTATCTGGAGCAGCAATAGTGATAGCCCCTGTAGAAGCAATCGTCATACGCGTTGTAGCAGCATCAGTGGTAGCACTATTAGGGTGGGTTGCGAATACAAGGTTTCCTGCTACTTGTGTAGCTGCGATAGCTCCAGAGCTTGTTGATGTAATAGACGCTCCGGCTGTATACGTTGTGCCTGTGCCAATACCTCTAAAGAGTATCTGACCGAGCAAGTCACCACTAGTAATAACACCACCAGCACGAGATTTCTTAAAGTCTAAAATAGGCTGTGTAACAGCAACTGCGGTGTTGCCTATAAGTGCGTCGCCAGTTGTGGTAACAAGATTTCCTGCTGTTGCAACAACATCACCTAACGTTGCTGTAATATTTCCAACAGTAGCTCCTATTCCACCAGCTGTCACAGTAAGGCCACCAGCCGTAATAGTTGCTCCGCCAGCAGTAACTGTAAGCCCACCAGCCGTAATAGTAAGCGCAACACCCGAATCAGGTGCTGCTATGGTAATAGCACCAGTATCAGCAATGGTCATCCGAAGCGTTGTAGCAACAACTGAATCTGGATGTGTATAAAATTTAAGATCAGACGCTATGCGATTAACAGCAACCATGCCTGAGCTAGTTGATGTAATCTTAGAACCAATAACGTACTGGGTTGAATCATGACCCCTAAAGGTAGCTTCGCCTAATACGTCTCCACTGGTAATTCCTCCAGCAGCATGAGATTTTAAGAAGTTAACAAATGGAGCAGTGGTCCCAGCAGATACGTTACCCACTACAATATCCCCAGCCGTTGCGGTTATGTTCCCCAAGGTGGCAGTAAGACTTGTTGTAGTCGTTAGACTTCCTGGAGCTGTAATAGCTACTGGTAATGACAACGTCATCGTTGCAGCAGCTCCTACAGTTGTTATCTGATTGACAGTCCCTGCTATTTTTACTGAAACCCCTGTTGCTGATCCAGCTCCATCATCAGTAAGCGTTGCTATGCCAACTGTTGAGGTCTGGAACGTGGGGGCTACGCCAGCCCCATTGGATGTTAGGACTTGATTGGCTACACCAACTGTAGTTGTAACGATGCTCGTTCCGTTAAAGTAATTAACACCATATGTGTTAGTCATTGTAGTGGCATTAGTCCCTCCAGAAGAAATAACTACTGGAATGGTAAGTCCATACTGAAGTGTTGCGGCATTAGTCACAAGAGAAAGACCGGTATTTACCGTTGGTGTTACAAAGGCTGGATTAGCTCCGGTTGATCCTAATAGAACTTGGCCATTAGTACCTATGCCCAATGAGGTTAGTTGTCCTGCAGCGTTTCCAATTTGAATAGCATGATTAGTGGTTGCTGCTGTAGAAAGTAGACCAGCGGCTGAATTTAATACCATGCCTGATGTATTAAGAGGAGTAAGCGTAGTGGTTCCTGCTGTGACAAGAACATTACCAGCGGTTACAGTAAGCCCACCAGCCGTTATCGTTGCTCCACCAGCCGTTACGCCAAGACCTGACGCTGCTGTGATAGTCGTCGTTGATGCAATAGACCCAGGAGCAACAAATGCAAGCGGAGTTGAAAGGGTTATAACACCAAGAACCGGACCAGTTGATGTAATTTGACCAGCCGTTCCCAAAACAGATGTAACAGTTGCTGCTGGAACAACTTGAAACGAGGGGGCTACGCCAACCCCATTGGATGTTAGGACGTGTGTTGCAGTGCCAACTGTAGTGGTGACAATACGTGTGCCATCAAAGTATGCCACGCCGTTAGTGTTAGTCATCGCAACAGCATTAGTTCCACCATTGGCTATGGTTACTGGAACATCAAGGTTTAATGTCAATGTGGCAAGTGCTGCTGTAGATGCAAGGCCAGTTCCTCCAGCGATAGTAACTGTTGCTCCTGTTGCACTGCCAGCGTCAGCATTAAGCTGGGTTATACCCCCACCGCCACCACCAGCTTCAAGGTTGATAGTTGTTGGAGTTGGTTGTGTAATAACTACCGTATTGCCAGTGCTTGTTAGTAAACCCCATGTACCAGTTTGATCTCCTGAATCACCAACAATCAACGGTGCTTGATTAGCTCCAGGCACAGCACTTGTAGGCGTGCTTAAAACACCAACAATGTCAGAAAATACAACTCCATCTGATAGAGAGAAAAGAGTTGTAGTACCTGTTACACCGAGCGTAGTCCCAACGGTCATGCTTGTTGTTGACTCAAGTGTTGTGCCAGCTTTAATAGAACCTGCGACGCTGATGCTTGGATTAAGTTCTACAGATAAGCCAAATGGAGTGCCATTAGTTGTAATATTAGTATCACCAGCAAAAAGTATTAATCCTGTTGTAGGACTAAACGTTGCTATAACACCAGCATCTGGAATAAACATAAACCCAGCAGGCCCACCAGCTGGATAAAGGGGTACCCATGTAGCCCCAGTAACTGATGAAACTGATACGAGTGAATACAATGCATGAGGTGGATTGGTTGTAAGTGGGTTCTTAAATAACCACAGTGTTCCAGGAATAAATTGAACGTCAGTTGCTGTTGGTAGATGATCTGAGAAGACCATATTAGGTGGATTAGCCGCCTGGACGCCTAAATACGCTAAAGGTGCTGTGCCCGTTACTGATGATGCCATTTATATCCCCTTAGATTCTATATCACGTGATTTACGGTCTTTATAATTGGGCTGAGCAAATACTAAAGAGGCGTATTCATCTTGATCAGTTGGGACCATCTTTACACCATTAGCAACAAGGATTGGATCCCATTCTTTTTTGAGTCGCATAAAGCATTGTTCGTACTTATGTTCAATAACGTACTTTAAGCGACGAGCTATATCACTATCAAATTCATCTGCATGAATGTCATTCTTGATAACAGATTTTTTTGTTTCTGAAAATGTCATTAACTCAACATCATTTATAGAAATTTTCATAATTCTTCCCTTTATTGTTAACAACTTAAAAAACCACTAAAATATGTAACTATAGGAGTGCCTCCTCCATCAACATCAGCAGTATCAGCCGAACCATTTGAAAGCATAACAGTAACCGTTGCTGTATCCGCTGCATCCATATCTGCAAATACTCCCATCTGAAAAGCATGCGTTGCAGCAGGATCAGTCCTACCTGCTTGATATGATCTGTTACTTGTAACAATATTTATTGAACCAGCGGTCATTAATACGGTTATCTCGCTCACTGTCACAAAAGCGCGTAGCCAATAGCGTCCAGTAACAGGTGCTGTAAATGTTCCGTTGGTATTAAAATCAGCATTCTGATCAAATATTTCAGTCAATGCAGTTGTTGTACCAAGTGTCCATACAGCTCCGTTACCCGTTACATTTAAAACTGCTGCACCAAGATAGGCAGCAAAAGAGGATTGCAGTGGGAAGGTTATTTCTCCACCTGCTGCTACTGACATCACTGTACCAGCAGTAACTACACCCATAGTTATGCTCATGACAATCTCCCTTCAAGAGCTGCTATGCGTGCAGCAAGTACGTTAATAGTTTTTTGTTGTTTTTGAATCTCATTAAGAAGAAGTGCTGGAAGTTCGTGGTAATGGACTGTGTTAATCTCGCCGTCTTTGTAGCCGACAAGACGAGGTATTACATCAACAACCTCTTCAGCGATAAGCCCGTATTGAATTGTTTTAGAAGCGTCTGACTTAAGATTGAATACGACTGGCCGAAGTTTATGAATATCATCGCTAACAGGTCCCATGTCTTGAACGTTTTCTTTATAGCGAATCGATGACGCTACTGTACCAAGTTGGTGCCCGTCAGAAACAAGAACAGCTGCTGTTGTTGCAGAAGTTGTTGTTATCCCATAGATACCTACTATAAAACATTTATTTTGTTGTCCATCTCCAGCACCAGCTGTTCCAATGCGTATAGCATTAGATTCGCCAACAGTACCTAAGTTTTGAATAACAATATTGCTACTTTCAGCACCAGTGTAATTTGATCCAGCACCGTCAGTAGAGCTTACATATCCAATAGCTATGTTGTTAGCGCCTGTAGTTAATTGCCTTAAACAGTTTGTTCCAAGGGCTGTATTAGCACTTCCAGTTGTGACAAAAGCACATGTGCTCAAACCAACACAGGTATTAGCTAATCCAATTGTCAGCGCGCTTAATGCTCCAGTTGTTGGGCTACCACCACCAATACCTATATTATAACGAGCTGTTCCAGCCGTAAGAGTAAAATTACCAGCACCCTGACCAATAAAAAGATTATATCCATTAGTTACACCACTATTCCCAAAGTTATGGAAAAATGGAACTATAGTGCCCCCAGCATTCTTATATGTTATAGAGCCACTTGTTGTTGTAATAGCAGGGAGATCTATATTCTTTGAAAGGACACTAATACCACCAGCAACACTAATACCGCCATCAGAAACCGTAAGCGCGGTACCAGAATCTGGCACTGCTATGGTGACAGCACCGTTTGAGGCAATGGTCATACGCGTTGTAGCAGCATCTGAAGTAGCACTATCAGGGTGGGTGGAAAATACAAGATTACCAGCAACACGAGTTGCTAAAATTGTACCCGAAGAAGTCGAGGTAATGGAAGCCCCAGCGGTGTACGTTGTGCCTGTGCCAATACCTCTAAAGAGTATCTGACCGAGTAAGTCACCAGTTGTGATAACACCACCAGTACGAGACTTTTTAAAGTCTAAGATTGGCTGTGTATTTGCGACTGTAACGTTACCCACTACATGATCTCCAGCTGTCGTAGTAATGTTACCCAATGTTGCAGTAAGACTTGTAGTAGTGGTTAAGCTTCCAGGTGTCGTAATAGCCGATGGTAGGCTCAAGGTCACCGTTGCAGCTGCAGCAGTAGTCGTTATTTGTGAAGCAGTCCCAGCTATAGTTACCGTAGCTCCGGTTGCTGTTCCAGAGTCACCAGCGAGGGTTCCAATTCCACCACCTACTGAAGCTTGAAACGTGGGCGATGTGCCAGCTCCATTGGCAGTTAATACCCAGCCAGCTGTAACGCCGCCAGCAACACCAGTAACAGTATTAGCCGCTGTTGCAATTAGAACTTCACCGATTGCATTTGTCGCTGGATACGTTGTGGTTGTGAATGCCGGATCAGCACCAGCTCCAGCAGAACGTAAAATCTGTCCCGCCAGTCCAATCCCAAGGGAAGATATTTGTCCTGCAGCGTTACCAACTTGCAGAGCGTATTGTGTCGTTGCTGCTGTAGAAAGTACGCCAGCGGCTGAGTTTAATACCATACCTGATGCATTAAGAGGGGTAAGTGTTGTGTTGCCACTTGTAACAGTAAGCCCAGTATCTGAAGTCAAAAAATATGAACGTTTATTTATCGCATTAATTGTTGCCATTATATCTCCTACGCTATGGTTATATTGCCAATTGAACTGACAACATTAAAGTCGTTGTTTGCAACAACACACACTAACTCAACTGTATCTCTAATAGCAGTTGATTCTATATATCCAGTAGCTCCAGTAGTTGTAAATGAGGTACCGAAATAGATAGTCTGTCCAGCATTCTGAGCTATGCGCCAGCCAACTGCGATATTGACACCAGTAATTCTAAATGCCGCGCCAACTGCTGCAACTGCGGGAAGTGTCATTGTTAGGAGACCAGCCTTACTGGCTATATAACCATTACTAGCAACAAGTGAAGCATCTACTGATGTAGCAGTCCAAACAAATCCAGTAGCAGTTGATGCAATAGAAATAGAGTTAGCTCCCGGAGTTATGGAGATCCCTGCGCCGCCAGAAATGGTTGCAGTACCAAGATGTCCGCTAGCCATAGTTACAACCGTGGCCACGCTACCGACGTTTATACCGTCAATACCATCTATATAACATCCAGTCTGTACCGATGCATTAGTTGTATTAAAACCTATTCTGGTCTTGTTAGACTCACCAGCAACCCCATAAGCAAGACCAATGACAATATTGCCAGACTCGGCACCAACATAGTTATCTCCAGCTTGATACCCAATGCCTACATTATCTGTACCAGTTAATACATTGGGAAGTGCCGCTGTGCCAAGTGCTGTGTTGCGCACTCCAGATGTAAGTTTTAAAAGTGAATCATTGCCACAACCAGTATTGTTATCAGATGTAGCAGCTTTCAGGCTTTCATAACCAACAGCTGTATTATTAATGCCAGTTTGATTAGCAAGAAGACTATTGTAGCCTACAGATACGTTATTAGATCCTGTTGTGATTGCCGTTGATGAGGCGTAACCAACTGCCGTATTAGAACCACCAATTGTAAGGGCCAAAAGAGTATTCTTACCAATACCAGTGTTTTGAGTAGCGTTACCAACAGTAAGTGTAAAATTACCAGATGTTTCTCCAATAAAGGTGTTTGATGTTCCATAAGCATGAAGGAATCTATTTGAATTTATCTTTATGATTCCATCAGTAGATGATGTTGTTGGAAATAATACTGTATCAACAGAAATGTCAGCATCAAGGTCTACGGTTACAGTTACCCCAGCCCCTGATGTTGTGATATTAGTGCCACCAGCTATTACAATAGCCCCTGTAAGAGCACCACCAGAATCACCAGCAACAGAAGTAACAGGAGCAGCAGCAGGAACTGCCTGACTTCCAAGTTCACCAGTAACAGTATTAATTGTCACTAAGTTTGTATTAGCCACTACAATACTTGCTATACCAGCAATAAACGTAGAGGTATGAGTTCCCGTAGTTCCTATGCGTATTTTTGCACTATCAGCAACAACACCAACATGTCCTATTGCAATATTATTAGACTCTGAAGTGGTATAGCTATTACCACTATTAGCACCTAGAGCAATATTGCTAGAACCAGTAAGAATATTTTGAAGCGAGTTAGAACCGAAAGCAACGTTAGTCCCACCATTGGTAAGTGCTTGCAACGTTCCATAGCCAACTGATGTATTACTTGACCCTTGATTGATTGCTTGACCGGCAAGATCACCTATGATTGTTGTAGCAGCAACAAAGCCAGTATTTAGTGTTAAATTACCTGTTCCTGTTCCCATGAATACGTTAGATATGCCTAAAGCATGAATGAATTGGTTACCATTAACTCTTATAATTCCTTCAGTGCCTGCGGCATTAGTTGATGGAAGAAGAAGGTTGCCTGCTGTCGCAGTAATGTCACCTAACGTTGCAGTAAGCGTAGTTGTTGTTGTAAGGCTTCCTGGAGCTATTATAGCTGATGGAAGCGATAGAGTAACCGTATCACCTGCGCCTGCGGTCGTTATCTGACTAGCAGTTCCAAAAATATTAAGATTACCAGCAGCTGGAGTGGCTACTGTTGCACCATCAGCTGTATACGTTCCAGCAATAGCAGCGCCAAGAGTAATGGTTAACGTACTTGTTGCTGGATTACCTGTGACCGTAACAGCTCCACCACCAACAATATTTATATTATTGAGTGTGGGCCATATAGGACCACCAGCATTACCAGTAAGGGTATCAACAGTAGTAAGTGGGTTTAAATAAGAGCCAGTTTGTGACATAACTATGCACCTCCGCCATAGAACACTGCAAGGTCTACAGTGCCAATGGTAGGAGCACCGCCAGCATCTTGTTTAACGTAGAAGCGTTGTCCTTCAGCAAGGTACCAGCCTTGTGCTTGTGTTCTATTAGCGGCTATATCAAGAAGAAGATAGCCATTAGTTGGAATTCTGAAGTTATCAGTTACTCCATCAAGAGAAAAAAGAAGTGTTACATCAGTAAGATTCTGTAGTTGGATAATACGGGCAGCATTAGACAATGATGTCCCTATTCCAATATATGCCGCTCCGATTGCGCCAAAAGCTACAGATCTTAATGGCTCTGCTTGAAGCGAAAGAGATAGTGCTGTGTATGCCATATTTATCCCTTGAATTTAAATAGTAGGTTGGTAATAACAAGCTACGCCACAAAAACCAGCTAATTGAGTAGCCGATTTAAGGTACACAATCGTACCCTTAGGCAATTGTCCCACATAGGCCTTAGGTCCCATAGATGCTTGAAAATAAAGATGTAGTGTGCCTTCAGCATTAATCTTGTCATGATCATTAACACCATCGTAGCTAATGTAGACGACATTACCCGATGCATTAATGACACGAAGCATGCTACATCCTTCTGGGAATCCAGTAAGGCTTGTTGCTTGATAAGCACCATTGAAAGTACTCGTATCAAAGTCATTAAAAAATGATCTGAATATATTAGATTGCATAGACTCTCCTTTCTCCATTTTTTACCCACCACAGCCTTTTAAACTATGGTGGGTTTTATTTCTAATTAGGCAACAACTTCAGCTTCAACAGCTACTGCTGGGGCTGCTTCTTCAGCTGCCTTTGCTTTAGCTGCTTCATCTTGAGCTGCTGCGTTCTTTGCAAGTTCTCTGATAGCCTCGACCATCAAGAGAGCCATTTCTTCTGCTTCAACAAATGGAGCACCCATAGGTACTGAAAATTGATAAAGACGTTCGTTCTTTGTTTCTTCAATCATAATGACTGCTTTTGAAACCATAATAAGATCCTTTTTGATACGCTTCAGACGGGGTCTGAATGCATTTTTTAAAGATTTTAGAGAGATAAAACGTGGGCACGATTCGGGTTACCATGCCCACAAAAGTTTAACAAACCTAAGAGATAATCCATACCGTGATGATAACATTATCTCCAGCTCCAAGAGCTGCACCACCATTGTTCTTATAAGTTACGTCGATACTGCCAACAGCTTGTACAACAGAAATAAGAGAAAGTGCTGCACCATTTGTACTTACATCAAGGCTAGCAACAGTAACAAATATACCTGATGTAGCAAGTATCTTATTACTCGTTACAGTAAGTGTTTGAGAGGCAGCTGCGGCTGTTGTAAAGCCAGTGTATGTAGCAACAATAACATTAACATTAGCCGTAGCATTTGTTGCTGGAGAGGCAACGGTTTGGGTATTAACAGTAATATCCATGACATCACTATTAAGAAGAATCCCAGCCGTGCCTGCATTAATTATTGTTGCAGAAGTTGTATTAATACTACCAATTTGTACTGTCTTTACAGCTGCGCCAGTACCAATAAAGATATTATTAACTGTAGCATCAATACCAATATTAATGTCTCCAGTTCCTGTTGTTAGGTCAAAATTAGCATTAGTACATACTATACCAACGCCGAGTGCTCCTGATACTATATCAACAGAAGTTGTTCCAGTGTTATTGCCAATAGTGATAACTTTAGCAACGGCGTCTGCTCCAAGGTTAATATCTCCTGTTCCACTTACGATGTCTATATTCCCATTAGTAGCCGTTAAGCCAATACCCTGAGTACCTGAACGTAAATCTACTCCTGTGGCACCAATAATATTGCCTATAGTGATAACTTTAGCAGCTGCGCCTGTTCCAATGTTAATAGCATCTGCAGCAGCATGTGTTCCAAGGCTTGTTGCCCCACCAGTTTGTGCTAATGCACCTACGATGGTTGCACCACCATTCATCGTTGTTAAGCCGCCTATCGTGGTTGCTCCGCCTGTAATGTTTGTTCCAACAACCGTAAGGTCAGAGCCTACAGCAGTTGTGGTTACTGAAGAAAGCGTTGCGAATGCTCCAGCACCACCAGTAGCGCCCGTCCAGGTTGTTTGGCCTGTAGCTACAGAAGTAGCAAGCCAAGCGTTGTTGGTTGATTTGTTGACCCACCATGTTCCCAAAGGGCGGGAATCACTGGTTGCTGGGTTACGAAGACTAATAACTGGACTAGGCGCAAGCTTTACAAGTGCTTGTGATAGGCCATACCCCACATTGTTTGGATTAATAGCAGACATGAGTTCTCCTAAGAATTAATAAATTTTACCATAGGCCTACCTGGGCCTGCATAGGCCCACCTGGGCCTGCACAGGCCTACCTGGGCCTGCATAGGCCTACCTGGGCCTGCACTAGTTCTATAGATACTATACAAATAAAGCTAGACATTCTTATAAAACTAGGATAATATTATCCTATAACCATAAAGAAGGGGGGATGATGATAGAAAAGACAAAGAAGGTACAGTTGCACGTACCAGAGTGGCTACAGATACAGATAAAGTTGCAGGCAACCTACCATAATATGACAATAAAGAAGTACATATTACAGGCAGTGATAGAACGTATGAAGCGAGACAGAGAAGTTCAATAACATTTTAGGGGGGATTTATGTTCTGGATTATAGAGACAATGTTTTGGAGTCTGGTCAGTATATTTTTATTTACTTGGTTCCTGCTAGTTATAGCATCAGCCGTAGTAATGTTTAGAGTAGTCTATAAAAAAATGTGTGTAGATGCAGGATTGCGCTCAGGAGAACCACGCCCTGATTTCAGATTAAGAGATATATTCTAATGAAATGTACCGAAGGCAGAAACTGCCGTAAACACTGTGACGTCTGCTGTTATGACGCTGATGGCATATTATGGGAAGACCACTACATGTGGCATCAATATGAAGATGAAAGGGAGTTGTTCGATTATGGGAAGACCACTACATGTGGCATCAATATGAAGATGGAAGGGAGCGAACAACTCCCTTCACTAACTTAGAACCCAAGAGACTTTTTAATCTTTTGAATCTCTGACATTTCTATTTTCTTAGGCTTCTGGACATAGTTAAGGCGGTATCTATAATTTCCCTTAAGATATCTATTCTTAGCATCAGCAAGTTCTTTTTTACCTAACTTTTCAGCTTTTGCAATAATATTTGGAACATATTTATTATTGTTTTCTTCTAATGTCTTTTGGACATATTTATTTCTTATTTTCTCAACATCATTTTCATAAGCCATAGAGTTTAACTTCTCTATTTTTACTTTATCACTGTCCGTAGGTAGAAGTAATTTTCGTTCGTACTTGACAAATTCTTGTTCAGTTCCACGACTAAAGATATTTTTAAAGTTATCATATTGTTGAACATTATTACTCATAAGCTTAACAAGAGAATCACCAAAGAATGGAGCTATTTTAATATCACCAACGCTCGATCCAACTTTAGATCCAGCAAGCGCGCCTCCAACAGTTCCAGATGGTCCAGCTAAACTTCCTATTGCTCCGCCAGCAGCGCCACCTAGCACCGGACCAGCAGCGTGTGCCATAGATTCTATAGCATTATATAACATAGGATTGGGCATATTCCCTGAATTTACAAGCTGTGCCTGTTCATCTAAAAATGTGTCAGTTGTTTCTGCTGCAGATGCCTTTTGTGATATTTTTTCTACCTTTTCTCCATAAAGTTTCTGCAACTGTTCTTGTTCTTTTTCTTGTTTTTTCCTTGAGGCTTCACCAACTTTCCCACCACCAAGCCCTTCTGTACCGCCTTCTCCACCTTGAGAACCAAACCCCATCATTTCAAAATATTGTTTTCTATCAGCAGGATCCAGGCCAGCGAGTGCATGAGCTTTCTGAGGATCGATACCAGGCATTAATGCTTGAAAAGTTTTTGCCATTTTACTTTGTTCATTTTTTTGCTTAAGGTACCCAAATTTTTGATCAATAAGGTTAAGTAATGGACTAGAAATACTAGTGCTTAAATCATCCGAAGATGTATCCTTAGGAAGAAATATTGCCATGTTAATAACCTCCTGTCATTGGGCTAAATGAACGTGCGCCAAGTTGGTTACCACCTGAATTAAGGAATCTATTAAAGTTAGATTGACCGGTTTGGGGCGAAAATAGCGAAGATAATGTTTTAGCCGCTCCCTCTCCCTGATTGCCCGATCCTTGGTCATTACCCATACCCAACATTTTTCTTAAATACCCCATAAAGTCCCCTTTCCCCTCCATTTCTTTATTATATCCTCCGAATGAATCCCCAACTCCTCCAAGTGTCTTAGAAAGACTATCAAGTACTCCTGAAGCATTACCCCCTTTTTGCCCACCGAAAACATTCTCAAAGTTAGGTTCTAAACCCATACCAAGCTGTTTGAGGAGATTACCTTTATTGGTTAGCCCATATTGTGCTTCCATGGCAGCAAGGTCTGTCCCAAGACCTGCTCCAGCCTGCCCTAAGGCTCCTTGAAAAGCAGAAGATCGTTGGCCGCCCTGTGACCCTTTAGGTCCCATAGAAGTAAAACGTTCAGCAAGCGTAGGAATAGTATCTGAGTAAAATTGTTGCTTTGCCTTATCAGCAATAGGTTGAAATCCAGCTGATGGATTTTGTAATCCTTGCATGGCCTGTTGCAACATCTGACTTTGAGCAGATATTTGCTCATCACTTCTTGTATTTACACGCTTCCATTTATCACTCTTTCCAAACAATTGCGAACCAACAGACGTAGCTAACTGAGCTAAGGCAATCGCTGTACCTGGATCAATCATTACGACCTCCTAAAACTTTAAATATTCTAAAACAATGTACGTAACCGTATATGCAGTATAGTTAATCCCAGTTTTTACATTAATATTAGTACCATCAACCCATAATTCTATACTGTTTGCTGCCGTGGTCGACGCGTACGGCAATGGCAGAAAAGCTGTTGATGGTCGTGTTGTGGCGCCATAGATGCGCGTAAACGTATATCCAGCAGTAATCGTAAGACCATGAGCAGCTGTTTTTGTAGCGTTATTAGGCAGAGCACCAAAGTTAACCACCTTTCTGAATACCTGACGTTGAGCTGGATATTGCGCTGTTGATGAACTAAGTGCTGTATTAGGGAAAAACAACTGTCCATTAATAAATTCTTGCGTGTCATAAAATCCAGCATCACGAGTATTCATCGATAAAGACATGTTATTAAAGTTATGGATCAACCGAACAATCAACTCTTTAAACGCCTTACTCGTTACCTCTGTGTCATACACTTCGTTAACATCTAAGACTGCCGTTGTTGGTATAAATGAACCAAAATCATTACCTGCCATAGTATTATCCTAAAGGTGAGCCAGTTGCTCTGGTATATAAAGTTAGCGCATGCATAACAAAGTCTTGTAAAACAATATTAGGAGTCTTCATCTGAATGTCATTCATAGTAATCAAGAGCTGTACACCGTGGCCCTCTGCTTGAAGATACATCATGTGCCATATACGTTCCTGAGTTGCCTCAAGAGGAGTGTATGGACTAGTTTCAAGAGTTCCTGTTCCAACAAGAGATCCATTGGCTGCTCCATCAGCAGTAATGTTTATCGTGGATGATGATGGATAGATTTGAACCTCTACTTGGCCTGTATTTGTCTTATCAACAAGAAAGTCTACCTTAGCCAAATATACGTTCTTATCAGTTTCAACGTATGGGTTCCATTGCTTGCTCTTAATTTCTATCTTCGATACACGAGTTATCGTTCCGCCACCAGTATAAGTACCAACAAATGTTTCCCAAATAGCGACAGAGTCAACACTTAAGGCTCCGAGTACTTGTACTATAGTCCCATTAAGGTTAACAGCACCAACGCAGTTCTCTATTAGAATATAGTCACCCTGCTGAAGCGAATGATTTATTATGGTTAGAATTTTCCCATTTATATTAGTTAGCTGCATGACGGGAGCGTTACGGCTTTCTTCGGAATCTATAATAAATACAAATCCTTGTTGGTTTCCTGCTATTACCTGACGGAAGTTGGCTTGCAATGTTCCAGATGCCCATGTACTGGTTGATGTCTGCCATGACTCTAATGAGTTGGCCCATGTCTTACCCGTTTGCTGCTCGAAGTATCCCCACGCTGTAATACAGTCATCATTAAATGCCCATGAGTTATTCTTATAGTTATACAGAAAGACCTTGGTGGGGAATATATTAGCCGTAGACTCTGCATCAGATACTGGGAATGTCCAATAGACCATTTCAGTAAAGTAATCACGGATACCAGCAACGCGATCTATTCCATTGTTTGTATTTCTAATTCTAAATACAGTATCAGGCAATTTTGTGTCTATCCGCTCGACATTACTTGCATTACAAGCATGAATGCCCGTCGTACCCACGGTAAGAATAACCTTGTCAAAAGGTACTGAAGACAACATAGCTTCAGAACCAAGCTCTGAATTAATCTTTTGCCATACAAAAGGAAGTATCTGGTTACCTGTATATGCTAATTCAAATGTAGAACGCTCAAAATAGACGATAAGGCGATCTTTTATAAACTCAGCGCTAATTATCTGCTCTTCAGAATAAGCATCTACATACCCAGAACCACCATGCCCACCCTCATTCTTTTCAAGCCAAGCAGTTGCATCAAATGGAGAGCCATAAAATGAATACCGACAGCGTTGGGGATACGTTTTGTTTACAGTTACCCCAGCATCTACTTCAACAGTACTTAATAGAAGTAAATGACCTTTAAAAGCAACGATGATACGTGCTGTTTTTATGTAGTCACCAGCACCAGCAACTTTAAATTTAGGCGTAAACTTCTGCCAGCCAAGTGCTAAACTATACGCCCACATGGTATCATCATTAGTTGCATCCACGGCGCCATTATAGTTTACAACATAATAATTAGAGACAAACATAACTGATTGGAAATCATTAGGAGCTGCTACGCCACGCCAATTAGTTGTCCAAAAGAAATTAGAGTCACTTCCATGGAATATTGGAGCATTTGCTGTAGCAGATCTAAACCATGATCCACCAGAGAATGTATAAGCAAACTTAGTATCAAAAGCGAACGATGGCTGATTAGTAATACGGCCAAGCTCATAGTTAGTTAAACCCATAACAGGTAACGCTGGATACCAATATATGGCCGTCCCAGCTGCGAATGCGCCAGTATTAGCAAAGGTAAATGTTCCCAAGGCTCCAAGCGTACATGTTGCTACAGGATCTGTAGAATAGGTAACGCCTATAAGCTGATAGACTGTAAAAATAGAAGTCCCTATAGAGAAAAGCTGCCCAATGGTCAAAACCTTAGTTGGAACATCTGCATCTGGAGCTCCTACTGTGCCAACTTGAACACGTAAGCGAGAGAACAAATGAGCTGTTTCTATCGTAGACCATCCAGTTCCCATCAGCTGAGAACCAAAACGTTTTCTTACTCGGCTACGGAATACATAAGCATTATTAAGCTCAGCAAATGCATCGTCTGGTATTAACCATGGCTTCTGATCTGTTTCTAGTCCTGTATTCTCAGGAGCTATCATAAATCTGTCGAATGCCATATTAGTATCCTATCGCAAACCAGGTAACATTCGATGCTTCATAATTAACATTACTGCCAACAGTTCTACTTGATGCTACGAATCTATTAAACGCAAAATTTTCAACTAAAACAACATTAGTTTGGTTATTAGTTCTTTTACTTGTAAGAAATACTTGTAAACATCCACCAGGATTAGTGAATGGTTTGTTAAAAATAATTTGAGTACTATTATTAATAGTTGATGTACCCCATTGAATTATTAATCCAGAAGGTAGATACGACCAACCAGTAGCTGTTTTAATAGCCTCAGTCATAGGAATAACAAAACCAGATGTGTTTCTTCTAAAAAATAGTTCAGGAATGCCACTCGTTGCACCAATTTTCTGATAGAGCCCAACTTGCGTAGCTGTTGTGGCAGGATCTGCGGCTGTATCAATAACAAAGGCCTTCTTAACTTCACCCGTATTAGGATCAATAAGGTTATTAATCTCAGTGAAGTTTCCTAAGATGCCTGCTTGAGTTTGAGACAATAGATCAGCTGCTTGAGGTATATTTGGATTATATGCCATGGGATCCCTTAATTTTTAATTAAAACCCTGTCCAACCGTTATTGCCCCATCCAAAGCCAGAAGGACCAATACCGCCTAAATCACTAAAAATTGTTGACGTACGTTGAGTAGATTGCTGAACAATAGTCTTGCGCAGAACAAGCAATTCTTGCTGCTTAAATTCAGGCATAATCAATTGTACAGAGTCTAAGTCGTTACGATCTTCAAATACCTTCTTTGACGCACCATAGGCAATATACTGCCACCATTGAGAGATCTCTGGAGTATTGCCAGCAAGAAGATAGTCAGGACGTTTATCTACTTCAATTTCAATACGATATGGTTGATCTGGCACCGGACGCAGAACAAATGAATCCTGAAAGAACAGTATGGATTGTGGACGATTAGGAACATAGAGAACCGTTTGAGAATTAATTATAGATCCTGCGTCCGGTGCGAACGGGAATGTTACAACAAATTGCCCAGTGTTATAGTTAATATAGTTATTTACATCTTGCGCAATAGTGCTTGTAGGAGCAGCATCTGGGGTGCGTAAATTACCTATAGTATTACTTATAGGATAATCGGTCATCGTTAACCCATTACCATTAATATCAATAGAATCAAAGAGAACTTGGTTCTGTAGCAAGTGTATATTCTGTTGTACTTGCGGTTGTTGGCCTTGTTGAGTGTTAATTACTCCAGCAAATGTGGCTGTAAAGCCATCACCAGAAACGCCAATAGACTTAATAAAGTTTGTCTTTGGCCAGGTGGCATAAAATTGTGTGCGAGACTGGGCAAAGTTTAATATGTACCCGGCACAGTACGCTGGTGGATTTACCGTTAGATAAATGTTATTAAAGTTATAAAGCGGACTGGTTGGAACTGTCGTATTAGTTGAATAAACATCGACGCCTGGTTCGGTGTAGAATGTGAGGGTTGAATGAAGATCAAAAAGCCTAATACTCTCAGGAAAATCGTACAATACAAAGGTATTTACGTAAGCATCTATGTCGGCGTCAGAAAGTTGCGCAGGGGAAAGAGAACGCGTTAGCCGACGCACTTTCGTTCTAATCTGTTGCAACGACGATAAATTAATATCTGGTGCAGGCGTAGGCATAACAGCTCCTTGGGGTTAGTCGGATGACCACCCTCCTTAATGTGGCAGCGTATTCTGAACAGCTGCGCTTAATATAGAATTATCTTCACCTATAGGTACCACCATAGCACAAGTATTTGTATGAACGTTAGGGTTTGTTGGAATTGCAAATGGAGAGAATTCTGTCGTATCAATATCTATAGTAAAAGTATTAGCACCTGTTACGGTAATAGTACCCGTTAAGCCATTAGCCTGCGGCATTCCACAGCTTTCAGGAATGTACAGTCTAGCAATAGTTCCAGATACATAGTCATGTATACCATAATCAATGATATTGGGCTGAGCTATCGTATCTATAGATATCGCTGTTGTAATAGTAGCGGGATTGCCTTGCGTTATAGAAGCAATGAGTCTTACCGTAGGCTTAAAGTCTGGGTTTGAATATGTGTAACAGGTGCTCATTATTACAGTCCTGGAGCAGTTTTTTCTACTGTCACTATTTGTGCATGCACATCTTCAAGGTCAGAAAATTCTAAACTGTGGAAACCAGCTCTACGAACCTTCTTTCCTATTTTAACAATATTCTTTCCGTCTGCATCAACAGCATGTGCATGTATTGGATACCACATATTTGTATTAATATGTCGCACTACGCAACGAGGAAGTGAATAGACTTGTTCATCATAAAGTTCCCATTTTTCAACAGGATCTTCTTTGTAGAACTTCGTACTGAATGCTAAGTATCCACCTGGTTGTTCATAGTTCTTAAAAATACCCTTTACTAGCTCACGGTCTCTGTCTCGTTGGAAACGTAAGTTAGGTGCTTGGGGCTTTTCTACTTCTGTAGTCTTTTTTGTTTCTGTTGTGATTGCCATTCTTTTCCTTTTTTTAATATTTCACCCGGGGATACAGGTGGAAGATTCCATACCCCCAGGTGAATAGAGAAACGATCAATTACATATTAAACGATTTTCCAGCTTTCCAGAAAATATCGTCGAGATTCGCACCGGCTGGCATTGAAATACCACCAGCAAGTTGAATACCAATATAACCTACGTTGTCTTTAGCGCCATCAACTAATGCAGGATTTGCAATTGTTGAATCGGTGCCTTCGCCAACAGGAGTTACATATGGAGGTGTAAAAGGAGCGTTTGCGGTTACTGGCCATGTAAATGCCGTAAATGTTGAACTATCAATATTTACCGTGAAAGTCGTTGTTGAACCAACAACAGTGATTTCACCAAGTAATCCATTGATTTGTGACATCGTAGCTGCAGCACCAGCAACAGGTGGGATATTAAGGCGAACCACTTGACCAACTCTATAGCCATGAGGTACTGATGTCGTTACAACAGCAGCAGCAGCAGCAGTAATGTTAGTGATAACACGACGGCTTGGATAGAATATTGGATCAAATGGGATTACTTGATAAGCAGCAGTAGCGCCTGGAGCATTAGCTGCAACAATGTTACCAGCAGCAATTGCGGTACCAATTGTGAAACTTACGCCAACGTTAACAGCTGTCACCATGTAATCAATACCACCAAGTTGAGCAGCACCAACAGCATTGTTGATACGTACAATTGAGCTATTAGCAACAAGGCCTGTTGTAGTACCGGTTAGGACAACACCAGCAACGCTAATATCGGTAATAGTTATTGCTGCCCCTGGTGTTGAAGCTGATGTGTTAATAAGTTTATAACCACCAGTAACGCCGTTAATACCAACAAGTCCTGTTTTAACAGAAACAACATCAGTAGCAGCAGCATGGTATTCAATAAAAGCATTGTTATCTGCCATACCACGTTGCCAGAATGTTCTTGTTGCTGCCCATTGTGCCGTTCCAGCTGCGGCAGTCATATTAAGCGTTGAAAACCAATCGATATCTGAACGAACTACAAGGATTTTATTCACACCAGTAGATGTGAAATTTCCTTGTTGAATTATTGTGCCATAAGACATGATTATGACTCCTAGTTATGGAAGCGTTGAACGAAGTTTAACAATCCATTGATCATTGGTGATTGCAAAAGCAGCAGCGATCTTGTAACCAAGACTTACGTTTTGGGCAAGAGGGCCACTGTATTTAGCATCAAGATAGATAAAGTTTGCACTGTAGCCATCTTGTTCAATGATCGTATAAGCTTCCATACCCATTACGAACGCATCGTAAACTGTTCTTCCAAGATTTGATGCAGCCGTAGCAAAGCTGCCAATTGAAGATACAAGGAATCGAACGTTGCCTACAGCGCCCCATTCGCTTGGAAGTACCTTATCAGGAGAGGGATATTGGGCATTATGGATAAATGTTTGCGTGTTGTTCAATGCTTTGGTCATGTCTGTGTGACACAATGCGAAATACGCATTACGTACAGGAGCACTACCGAATTTATCAGCACCTTCAATAGCAGAGCTGATCGTATTAGCATTATTACCCAAAAGTGTTGTTGTTACTGTATCAACGTCACCAACAGTAATTTCCGTAGGGTTGTCACCATTAACACCACCCGTACAGTTGATCATTGAAGCTGTTGCAGCAAGCATATTACGAGTAAGTTCGTCTTCTGTTTGGCGAAGAGAAATGCCCAAACGAATAGAGAATTCATTAAGGACATCTTCTTGGTTTTGCAGGACTACTTGTTCGTTAACATACAGATATGCTCCGTAGTAGTTAATCTTAGCATCAATATCAACAACTGAAGATGATAATGCTGGTGGAGTAACACCGGAATTCCCCAATGGAACAACTGCTGTTGCCAAAGGATTATAACGACGCATACGTTCAACATCGCCTGAGTTACGAGACTTTGTTTTACGCATTGCAGGAATTGTGTGAATAAGATTGGGAACTGGCACTGACAAGAGCTTGTTTGAATAGCTCAATATCACTGCTGGTGGTAGCGAAGAAGTGGTTATTGTTGCCACAGTTTTCTCCTACTTGGAATATAGAAATATTACAAGAATCGGACGAGAATTCTGTACAGTCCATGGATTGGCGAAATCCGATACAGCCTTTGACTGGCGAGGTCAGATACAGCCATGGACAGTATAGGCATATAATTATTATTGAATCAAGAGGAGGCTAGTGGCAAAAAAGAGAAAGCAAAGAGAAAAAATGCCACTAGCCTATGGAGAGTAGTAGTCTAATATAACACTTATATCGTTACTGAGTTCTGTCCTACTGGAAGGTTCGTTTCTTCCAAAAACCTTTTAGAGTCTTCGTCAAACTTAGCATCTTCAGTATACGATACAAGCTGCACTTGCAAGGGGCGCATGTCCAACAAGCCAATAGTTTTACTGCACGTAATCATAGCAAATAGTATCACTAAGATAGCTGCAATATAACCAGTGAAAAGAATATTAACACAATGTTTGTTGTCTTTGCAAATTACTATTGAGATCAAAAGGGAGCTCAGTAAAAAAAGAACAATCAAAACAAACATATTATCCTAGTGGCGTCTACGCGATGCGAGCATTTCCTGCCACAGCCGATTCTTTTCTTCTTGTGATATTGTTTCTGTAAATGCGGCTGCTCCTGATAAAGGGCCGTCCTTTACTTGAGGCTGAATGCTTGAAAGAGGCTTTGGCTTAGCTGCGTTTTCTTGAATCCTGCGCTTCTCTTTCTCAAAGTTATCGTCTTTAGCTATACCAAGATTTTTTATGACTGTATAGGCAGTCACTGCTTTACCATAAATATCAGCATTTGAATTCTTAATCGTTTCGGCTATCTCTGGATGCAGGTCATTAAGGAGATCAATATTGTCCTGAGAGACGACTCTATCGAAGTCAGGACAGGTTGACTTAAGCTTTATTTCAGCTGATGTTGCAGAACTTTGTGCCTTATATGCACTAAGCTCTTTTCTAACATTACGTAACTCTTTGTGCATAGCCTTAAAATGTTTGCCTTCAACATAACTATCGCTGTCTATTCCAAGATCATCAGGTTCGTCTTCAACTGGTGCTGCTGCTTTGGCTGATTCATATGCATTAATACGTTGAGCAAGTTCATCACGTTCTCGTTCAGCACGCTTAGCCTTCTCACGCATTATCTTAAAGTTCTTTTCACCATCACTCTCAGCTGGTGGTTGTTTTTCAGGGGTAATTTCTGGTGTTTCTGGTTGTTTTTCAGGGTTACCTATTGATTCAACGACTGACTCGGTTGTTTGCGTGTCTGCAGTTGTCTTTATTTCTTCGTCCATACTTTTCCTTTTTTAATTTGCCAGAAGAAGAGAGTCCGGCTTTTCTCCGTTTAGTTCTTTAGCTAATTTAAGAAGCGTTCCATCGTAATAACATTTAATAAAGTACAAGAGTTGTCGCTCTTCAGGATCTATAAAGCCTTGATTATTCATATAGAGCTGACATGTATCTTTAGATGGAAGGGTCCATAGATACTCTAATTCACTTTTTACTTTGTCATAACGATAGATAGATTGATCCCATATTGGAGTAGGGCAAGATTGTCGTGCAAAGAAGTAATTACGTATTACGTTCTGCAAGATCCTTTCTTTCTTGGTTTCTACGATAATAAAGAATGGGTTATTGAATTTATTATATGAGGTATCGATACATTGGTACACATTGTCCATGTAATCTTTGAGCATCCCATCAGAAAGTTCAGAAGTTGTGTATACACGCTGTTCTTTATGAAAAACGTCATACGCTATCTTCCCAGCTTTCTCTCTTTGGGGAACTTTGTTCTGTTCTTGATCCACACTTCTCCCTTTTTATAAAAGATAAGGGAGGCTTTTACACCTCCCTAGTGAGCGTCCGTTAACAGGAGATTAACAGAGAATTTATTTCTTTTTTTTCTTTTTTTTCTTCTTCATTGGAAGGGGTTTCATCTTTTCCCCTACAGGGTTTCCCTTAGGAAGAATAACTTTTTGTTTTGCCATGTATAACTCCTAATAAAACTGGGTGGCGCCGCTAGACTAACCACCCAGACGTATGCAAAAAAGCCTATCGATCTCGCAATACTATCTCACCCTGAATCTTCTTATCCACCTTTTGCTTAGCTGCACCTTGTTTTTCCTGCAAGTTAGTTGGCTTACCAAGAATAGCCCATGCTATCTTTTCAGCTTTCTTATCTTGTCGTATTGTTGCAGGCATAGGGCACCATTAAGCGTTACGTGGTTTTGTTACTGAGCGAAATTTGGCCTTATCAGCCCCTAATTGCCCATCAACACCAGAAATCGTGTCATCAAGTCCTTCAGGCATAGCACTTACTGGCGATGGGAAAGGCTTAAGGATTGCCTCTGTTGGACAGTTAGAAAAACATGACTTTGATGCGTTCATCATTCCAAAATGTCTTGGCATATAATGCCCTTTCTAGTTACTACAGACCGTCATACGACGCTGCAAGGTTAATATTCAACCTCTAACCGATTGTCTCTATATTCTTGCTCATTAATAGTCCTGCTGTCCATATCTTTCTTCTAATACGTCTGCGGAAAGCTCTTCTGAAACATCTCCATCAGCATATTCAGAAATATCTTCTATCACTTCATCAGCAAGCTCTTCAACGATGTGAACCTGTTTCTTGCTGCAAGATGTGAGCAACAACATACAACAAATACCCAAAATACAATGAGTCTTCATAAATCCTGCATCTCGTAGTGATTACCATCTGGCCTGCTTTTAAAGTGCCCACCCCAACGATTGAGCGGGTGCAGACTCTCCCAATAAATTCCAAACTTCTCGTGATCTTCAGTACGTGTTAAAAACTTACCATCTTTAAACAACTCAATATCTATAGCAAGTCGTTTGCAGTGGAGGCTGTTAACTATACCGCTTCCAAGCTTTGCATTAAGAGCAGCAGCAGCTGGAGTTCTATATGCATCACCAAGCGTGCAATCATAGCCACTATTAAAGATAAACGATAGCAATAAAATCACGTTCTTCGTAAATGGAATTTGATGCATTAAAAGCAGATGGCTCATTTACTCTTAGATACCTTCTTTTTGGGAACTGTTTGGGAATTTTTAGGAACTGTTTGGGAATTTGTGGGGATTGGTTGGGAATTTGTGGGGTTTGGTTGGGAATTTGTTTGAGATATTTGGTGATGGAGTTGTATAAGCGTTGCTAACTCAGCAGTATCCATACCCTCAAGCTCTTTAATACCTTTAACAAGAGCCAAGAACCCTGTTTCTTCATCTCTGACAGCAGCAGCTCTACGTTCAATAGCAAGTGCTTTGTTTTCTTCAACACGACTCATACGCTCAACACCAAGACCTTGATCAGCAATAGTGCGTGCTTGAGCCAACTCTGTACGAGCTTGTTGTTCTTGGATAGCAGCTTGCAATTGCATTTGTTGCATCTGTTGTTGTTGTTGTTGGGCTTGTTCGATGTCTTCCATAAGACGCTTCTTGTTCTGTACAGTACATGCTTCAACAAGAGTCTTATCAGGAATGTTTACGCCAATTTCCTTCAATTGCATCAGCTGAGCGAACTGCATTTGTTTCTGAGAAGTTGTGTTCAGTCCTTCTTCGACATTAGCGTCATACTTGCCAAAAGCTTTATTATAAAATTGAGGAGTAGGTTCCTCACCCTCAAGAATACGTTTAATCTTACCGGGCATAAAGTTAGCCTGGATAATATTCATCATAAGCTTACCAAGTAACTTCTGTGATCGATCTAGTTGATCGAAAAGGCCTTGAAGGGTAGTTAGACCTGCCGACTGACGAAGCATGGATAATATGCCAGCCTTATCGTCTTGAGCACTACCGAGTAATTCTTCTGATACACCAGAGATGCTTTGTATTTCATTAGAGAGAGATTCAGAAAGTTGCATAAGCGAACCATCAATGCGTGGTGATGGAATTTGTTGGATGTCAGTCATCTGTGCATCATGTTTAAGTGCAATCCCACGCCCTTGGCCAGAATTAAATACAGCTTTAGGATCAATCAGTGAATCTTCTTTATATACCCAGCCAGATGTGACTTGTGACTCAAGCATGTCCAGTTCAATAAGCTTACGACGGTTATAGAGAAACTGTGAGTCTCTTAACCCACGAACGACACCCTGAATACGGTAAACAACATCTGGTAATTGAGGCGTATAATAGGCAAAAACAGGCACAAAGGGATATTGGTCACCTAATGTATGGGGGCCATCGTAAAAGACCTTGCCCTGGACCACAATGGCCTGTTTGACCGTAGGGATTTGTGACTCAACAGCAACAATAGAAGGCCAAACTGTCATATATCGATCAAGATCTTCTTTTGAGCCCTTCCATTCCATGCTTTCGCCTGTTTGAGAGTCGATAATTATCTTTTGCGTTCTGAAGGCGCGATAGTAGAACTGGTCATAGGTAAGCATCGTTTGTTCATTGTACAAAGTTGCTTCAGGAGTGAACTGGAATTTGCCATCGCGGCCGTTACTAGCAGAAAGGCCAAGAATTTCATCAGCATTATTTGGGAATAAGGAAACGCACTCGGCTTTAGTGAGATAAGAACGTTTCCAAAACCCATTACAATCCGAAAGATCAGGCTTTCTAAAGTAGGGATCAACTACAAAAGAGTTATATGAACAGTTGTCTACTTTTATATTGCCTGAAGTTGGATCAGTACGATAATCAAGCCATACGTGCAAAAAGCTCATACCCGTGATAAGAGCATTTTCAAATGACTCGGATATTGTTTCAAGGACACTTTCTTGATTGTTTGCCCACATAAGGACTTTTGAGAACTGGTCTGCCGTCTCATTGTCTGCATTCTCAATGGGAACAACAATAGTCGATTTGCGATTGCGGCGTTGATGGCCAGAGATCATGTTAACAACGCGACGTATATGGTTAAAATTGAACTGGCGACGATTACCCATAAAGGCATTGCCATAAAGCCCAGCCCACATTCTTTGATCGCCTGCGTAGAACCTAGTGTCAAGATCCATCTCACCCCATAGACCAAGATTTATACCCATTGATTGCGTATAAAACTGCCTCATCCGTGAGATAACATTACGATCTTTTTCATCTAAATTATTCTCATTAATATGAGGAAACAATGGCATAGTAAATCCTTTCTAGAGTACCTTTTACAAGTAGTCTAGAAGGAGCCAGCCTGCAGAGCAAGTTTATTATAGTTTTATTAACTAACTGGTTTTACAACACGAGGCTTATATTGTGGAATTGGTCGTACATAGGGTCTTTTCACAACTGGTTCATCTCTTAGTGTTGCTCCTGGAGCTTCCAATAGAGATGGTTCAAGAGGAGTATTGATTGCAGTGTTTACCGTACCTTGATGTAGTATGGAAACAAGAGAACATGCCACCATTCGCTGATTCCAGCGACGGTGCAGAGAATGTGTAAATTTTAAGATTTTCATGTGTGTTCCTATGGGTACGCTATAGATAATAACTACTACAAAAAGAGTATGGCATACAGTAAAACAATGTCAAAAAGCAGCTAGAATACGATGTTTTAATAAAAAAGGGCCGGGGAATGAAGAAACCGGCCCTCCATGAGGAAAATATATATGTAAAAATACTATATACAGTTATCTCCTGTTTTTCAAGGCTCTTAAGTTGGCATTAAACATATCATCTTCCCAACAAGAATTAGATGGTGGTATGAAGTATCCAACATCTCCGCTTTTATCAACATCAGCTATGCCAATAAAGCCAGGATTGTGTTTTGCAGTAATAAGAAGAGTCGCCTCTTCAGTGGGATTGGATTGAACTGCCTTGGTAAATTGTCTATACCAAGGACTAATGTCAACCACGGGGTGTTTGGATGGGAATGTTGGGGGAAGCGGTTGCAATGGGACCTCTTGTTGATTACCTCCCAGAAACATCACCGCAGATAAGACCATAGCTCTAAACATAAAACCTCCTTCGATTTATGGTTTAGGTATTAGTACTTACCTTACGTTACATTAGTTGGGAGCAAAAAAGCAATAGTTACTTATTATCTTCTTGGTCAACGGTTGGCGTAGGAGGTGATACTTGAATATGGCCACCTACTGCATAATCTTGCCAATTAGACCCAGCAGCATACTCAATAACATCTTCACCTAAAGAATCAAACAAAAGACCGAAATCGCGCACTGGATAGTGTTTCACTTTAATAACTAATGTTACTTCCTCATTAAAGTGGAAACCAACTTGATCAAGAAACATTCTATACCAAGGCCCAATGTCTATAGTCTGTCTTTGATTATCAATTGAAGATGTTGATAAGGTAATGGGAATATTGGGAAGTTCCATTTCAACACTTGGTTGCCCTAGCATAATAGATGCTGAAAAGACTATTGCACGAAACATACTCTCTCCTTAAATATTAAGAATTTGGGGTTAAGAATTTATACACTAAGTATACTACTAAACACATCGACGTCACAGTAAGAATCATCTCAATCATATAATCTCCTTTCTTCTAAACGTATTGGGTTATCCATTCTTTCATATTCACACCATTAGCAAACGCTTCGCCAATGTCTTTCCCATAGGGAGTTGGCGCCGCTATAGCACGCATCCCATAAATCTTCTTCCATTTCTTCCACATTCTATCTCCACCTTCGTCATTGTCATACGCGATAAGAACTTTCTTACAGAATGAAACTACTTCATGACAAAACTCGTCCGGATTCTTAGAGCAACTACCGGTTCCTATAACAAAGTATTCACCCTCCAGCTGAGAGTGAAGCATATAAGCATCAAGCTCAGACTCAACTACAATCCCAATGCGTTTATTCTTGTTTCCTATGAAGTTGACACCGGTTGCGCTTCCTGTAATGGCAACATAGCGTGGCAATTTGTCGTCTGTTTTATAATTACTACGACGAATTTTAACACGGATTATGCGACCATCTCGATCTAAAGTTGGAATTACTATGCCTGGTGGCATCCACAGCTTTTTCCCGTCCTCTTTAAGACCCCATAAGGACTTATCAACAAAGAACTCTTGTGACGAGACCCCAATGAGGTAGTTATCTATTGTAATTGGATCAATCCCACGACTTATTATGTAGTTAGCAGAAGCTGAGTCTTTTATTAGGTTCGTCTTCGCCCACTGGCAAAATGCGCTTGTTCTTTCAAGCCATTTCTCATTGGGAATTTCTACGATGGTCGGTTCAAATGGCTCATCACGTCTATTGAGAAGGTGGGCGAATAGAGACTTAACAGTCTTTACATCGTCCTTACTCTGGGGAGTTATTCCTAAACGAGTACATGCTTGTGGATAAGTATCATGGAGTGCTTGCATACAAAAACTTATAGTGTCACCGCTCTTGCCACACTGCCTACAATAATAGAATCCAGAACAGTTCTTCTGTTGGTAGTTCGGTTGCACGCAGAAGCGATCCTTACCACCACAGAATGGACATCCTGAATGGTATTCACCACCGCGAGTTGCGGCTGCATACCGAGGGGATAGGCCATAAGAGTAGGTAAGATCAAGGAGATTCATACACAATCATCTAAAATTTAATTTCTACAACTTCTGTCCCTGTCCAGTCAGGAGTCACCATCCAGGGGAGTTCAAAGGGCGATATGATATAGGTTGTCCCATTGTTTACCGTCTTCCAAACGAATCCTATTTTAAACTCCTCTTCATCTGGCAGAACAAAGACTCTAGGAGGCTGGGAATATTCTTTATCGGTCCAACATCCCCATGAAAATTTGGAAGAGGCAAGCAAACAAGCATCAAATTCCAATTTTACCCATGCAGGTAAACCACATTTTCCACAACAACAGTTAATAGCATTAGGCAATTCATCAATAAGTCTCATCGCTTCCCAATTATCGTCAATTGGTGGTACTTCATAAAAATACATTTTCATTTCTTTTCTCCTAATAAGGTGGTAAGTCATCTCTAAACATAGAGGGCATGTTATAACGCGCTCCTCCAGTAGCTTCTCTATAGCGACGCTCAAGTTCTTCTGGGCTTGTGTTGGGCTGCAGCTTCTTAACAGAAAGGGCTAGATATCTCATCGCATCTGCAGCGTGACTAGACCAGTCGTGTAATGGAATCCCACTATATACGTTGCGCTTAGGGTCATAATCTTGCCGATAGTTGTTCAAAGATTTTATGAGTTGCTTGCACTTAGTTTCATCAATATAAACACGCCCCAACAGAGAACGTACTGCCTCAATACCATCGTCAATGTCCTTACGCTCACAGATAATTCCATCAAGGCCTAAGGTTTTAGCTTTTTCGAGTCTGGTTTGACGGATCCCACCCCATTCAGTTACCGCCATATCATGAGGGAATACATGCTTGCCATATATGTACTCTTTGCTCAGAATCACCTTGGCATAATGCTCAAGCCCATGCCCAGAACCAGAGTTTTCATAGTAATCAATTATATTTACAGTGTTCCCAATAGTTTGAAAGAAGATGCAACTCGTACAATCATTTCCAATATCAAAAGCAACATGCACCTTAAATGATGACTCATATGGGATATTCCCTATTTGATCATTAAGGCGCATCTTATCGATATACTTAGAATAATAGGAGCCCTCAACACCCTTGTCCCAGCTTACATAATATTCCTGTTGTGCAAGGTCTCTGCTGATTTCTCCTCTTGCTATTTCATCTTCGACGTCCTGTACAGAAATATGACCGGTGTCCTCAATGGTTAGCGCCTGAGAAAACCATACGTTGGGATTTTGTTGCGCTATATTCCACAGATCAAAAGCGTGGTTATGGCCACGTGGTGTTGTAATGAAGATTGCAGTTCCATCGTTGTACTTCAAGGCTGGAGAAAGATAGCGAAATGCGTTTGCATCTTGTAACGCGTACTCACTCAAAATTATCATACTTGGATTTGTGCCCACTAAGCTATCATAGTTATCTGACCCAAGAAGCTGAATGATAGAACCATTCCTAAGCGTAATGCTCATATCTTGAACGCTTGTTTTAGAAATAAGCTCACTGGGAATAAAATCCATAAAAGGTTTCCCATCAGACGTCAAAGACTTCCAAATTACCTTCTTTGCTTGTGCGTATGTTGGGAACAGATAGAACGCCACGATTGGTTTACGTAGAGCGGCCCTAAGCAATAGGTTAAGAGCAACGACGTCTTTACCAGCACGACGAGGCCACACGATCATAGCTCTCTTATAGCCGTCATGCTCTATCGCTGATATAAGCGGATTTTGATAGTCACGTGGTATAAATCGATTAAGAACAATTTGGTTCTCAACGTCCATCACGCTCCACGTATCAATTTAATAAGCCATACAATAAAAGAAGCAAGGCTCGTAATAAAGATAAGACCTATACAAATAGCAATAAACCCACAAATAGTATCTATGTCGTTCATGGTAGCAATTCTCATGTTCTGAGCGACCTCGCTACTTATCGCCGCAGCAGCGATGATTGATAATAACATGACCGGTCTCCCTTTCAGGAACGATGGCACTTTCATACGCATTCAAGGCCTCTTTTTCGCATGGACCTACATTAACCATTACAAGTTTTATATCATGATCAGGCTTAAGTCTTCTGAGTCTAGCGTACTCATATGCAAGGTCAGTTATGTTGGTTTCACCGCTATGTTCTGACTCCATAACAATCTGATCAATTATCTGCCATTCGTTGCTATCATCACTACCAGGAACGCTAATTTCGTCCCAAAATTCGTCTTTAAGCTTAGTCATAATGTAAAACGTAGATATCACTTCTCTTCCTCCTTTTTAAGCCTTGCAGGAACACGTGGGTCCTTGCCAAAATCAGGGATCATTACGGTAACAATACCCTGTGCATTAGCCTGTTCCTGAGCTTTAGACTTATCACGTTCAATCATGGCGTTTTTCCACGTACGGCTGTATGCGTGCTGACTTCTCTCAACAAGGCCTGCATTAAGGTTATTGGTAAGTCCACCTCTCTCACGCCTGATTCCAAGCACCATCATGGCATAATCATGCGCTGATTGTAGTCTAGGACTACGTTCCTTCATAGTAGAATAGAAATCGTAACTCATCTTAATGCTATGCAGAAACTCCTCTATCATAAGGCATTCTGGTTTGTCCTCTATCCATTTATGCAAGTCAGTGCTTATTCTGTCCATGTATGTCTCGGTAACGGGCATTTCACGCCATGATAGGAGGTCTTTATGGATCCATGAAACTTTTGACGGTAATTTCACTTCCGTGATAGCTTGGAGATCTGTCTCTATAAATTTCTGTTTGGAAGTAGTTGCAGGATGATGGGGAGAGGATTTTACTAGAACGGTTTGTCTGTGTATCTTGCCAGCTACCTCTTCTGGGGTTGATCGGCTCATCTATATCCTCTTTTTAAAAGTGATTTATTGTATATTTCGGTTAGGATTATTTTAAAAGAATTAAGGCAGTACTGATAATCTGCGTCTATTGCATCACAGATCAATTTTAATCTTGTTGGTGAAACTATCTTATGCCCATTTTCCAGTTCAGAAATATATGTCCTTGATATTCCCACAAGCTTGGCTAACTCTGTATTTGACATAGATTTTAGCTTGCGTCTTCCCCTTAGGTACATACCGATTTCTTCTTTAGTTATAATTTGCATACGATTATCTCCGTTCTTGGGTTTAGGTCATAAATCTTTTTTGCGATAACTGAAGCGACACAGTTATCCTCATTGTAGATAATTGTCTGTGAAGCATCTAGGACGAATTTTATCATGTTGTCTAAATCGGGGCGTTTATGGCAGTACTGTCCTAGGAGTTTGGCTCGGCCTATCTGTGGTGCATATACAAAAAATGTCATATCAATGTGAAGAGCGCCTTCCCACATAGGGCCTTGGTGTTGGTTGGCTAGGTGTATTCCCCAGGCAAGCTTGATAGCCTTTTGTGAGTCAAACATATAGTTGCTGCGGCCGCACATACGAGCTCGTGCTAGGGGTACGGGATCGCCTGGAATTATATAGCGCTTAAAATCGCCTACGATCAATTCTTCTGTATTACGTAGAGTGATCATATCCCTCCGGTAGGTTTCGTGGATTGTGGACGTACTGTGTTTCGATTGGCATGTATTTAAGATTGTACAATACCCTCTCAAAGTATTTCTCGGCGGGTTTCTGTCCCATCATCTTGGCCAGGTTATCAATACCGGCTACAACGCCCTCGTTGGTAATAAACTCGCTACGGCGCTTGTTAGCCTCTTCTTCGCAAAGTTCATAACAACGAACTCCTCCGAAGGTTACGTACTGGCTCCCGGACGACTGAGGAGGCGTTCCCTCCGATTGAGTCTGGGAAGTGTTTATAGGAGCACGAGAGAAGTTTGTATATCCCCTTTTTGGATCGCTTCTTTCTTCCATAGCTGCGCTATAGGGTATGTCCAAGTTGCGTAAAGCCTCCCAGTTAGGACGTAAGTCATTAGTCTTAGAGTAACTTGTGCACAGTTGCCAAAGTTGATTGAAGAGCGTATCAGCTGATTTTGATGGATACTTGACCATGTAATCATCTGCCCATGCTATCGCTTCAGGGGTAAATACGGTGCTAAGTTTACGTACGCCCCATGCAGTTAGTTTTAGACTCTTGCAGTTCATTACTCTCCCCTTTTTTGAAAAAACTCTTCGGTGACTATCAACCCATACGAACGCAATAGGTTGTCTAGGGTCGTATGACCCTGGGAAATCACTTTTTCTTCTTTTTTGACAGGCACTGGGGGTGCGATTGCACCTGAAATGGCTAACTCACTTGTTGGGACCCCCCTGGACCCCCCAGAGAGCTCCGCCTTCGTACTTAGGTTCCTACTTGTAGTTAGTCTCTGTAACTTATTACTATCGTAATCATTTAATAGGGTGACATTTTTGGAATTAACATTACCCAGAGCGGGTATCAGCTTTTTTACCTGTGTCCAGAAATTACCCTTAAAGTACTTCTTATTAGGCACGTATTTGTTGGTGAGATTCTTGCCGTCTTTTCGGCCTCGGGGGAGTATTAAAATAAGACCAGATTCTCTCAAGAGCTTAGTGTTTCTTTGTGACTGACGCTCGCAGATATCTATTTGCTTGCTCATGGTTCTATGTGACGGAAAATAATCAGAGCGCCAGCGATTACCAGATACAATCAACTCCCATTGATCTTTAATAGAATGTTTAAGGGCCCAGATCAATGATTCTGGAGATTTTGTTTGACTTATTTGGTAGATATTATACATTAGGCTCCTTATTATACATTAGGTTCCTTATTATACATTAGGTTCCTTATTATACATTAGGTTCCTTATTATACATTAGGTTCCTTCGTGAATGTGCTTCCCTAGGCTCCTTCATGGTAGAT